CGAGGATCTCCACGATCCCGGCGAGGGCCGCGCTGATGAGGTTGGCGACCTCCTCGCGCGCGATGGCGCGAGTCCGCTCCTCGGTCAGGGCGAGGGTCATCCGGACCGGGTCGTCGTCCGGCAGGTCTGTGACCTCGATGGTGGCCACGGCTCCCCGGTCATGCGGGAGTTCCTGGGCCTCGGCCACTGCCTCGTCCACTGCCTCGTCCACCGTGATCTGGTGGGGCTCGTCAGTGAGTTCCTCGTCGGAGTCATCCAGTTCCTCGACCGGCTCGACCGTCTTCTTCTTGGCGCGGTTGCGCTTGGGCTCGGGTTCCGGGTCGGGCTCCGGCTCGTCGGCCTCTTCGGCCTCTTCGGCAGCGAAGCGGATCTCGTCCAGCCCACCGGTCAGGTCCAGCGTAGGGATGCCTGCCTCGGCTGCCTGCTCCAGCAGGGACTCGACCGCTCCAGTCTCGGCGGTCTCATCCCAGACGAATACCAGGTAGGGGTCGAAGTCCTTTTCGGCCGCCCGCTTGAGCATCTTGATCGCTGTGCCTGTTACGTCCTCGACGCCCATGGCCTTGTCGACATCGTCAGCGAGCGACGGGTCCAGGTCGTGGTCCTTGTCGTGCATGATGCACAGGTCCTGCCCCGCCAGCGATGACCAGTCGATGACCCGGTCGATCCCGGGTCCCGCTCCACCATCGGGGAGGACGAAGAAGACCTCAGGTGCTGGGTCTGGTGACTCGAAGGTGTCTGACCCGTCATCCTTGTACCCGAGCCAGTCATTCAGTAGTGCGGTGATGCTCTCTGCGGTGGCGTCGCCGTTCCCAGCGAACGCGACCATTGGTCGCTTTGACACGTTGCTCCTTTTTTCCAGTGAGGTGGTTCCGGGGAAGAGACTACCCGAATAATCAGCAAACTGCCCGCCCTGGTCGATGCTGGAACCAGGACGGGCAGATGCTTATGGCAGTGACGGGACTCGCCCACCAACTCCACCAGGAAGTGAGAGACCGGGGTCTAACCCGCTCCCTCTGCGCTGACGCTGGATGGTTGTCGGCGTTTCCTGTAGGCGACGGACGAGGGTGTGAAGCAATCCCACCGCACCCGACACTGCCGCTGCCCAGAGCAACCACTCAGGCGAGTACAGGGCACCGGCCGCGAGGACGGGCACCAAGAATGGCTTGAGGGTTGCGGGGACTTCCCATGGCAGCACGGTTAGCACCGTCTCCCATGCCCAGAACGTCGCAAGCGACGCCAGGATAAGCCCCAGGGCAGAGGTGTTCATGCCGCGAGGTCAACGTCCTTGCGGCCGACATTGGTGTTGACGTAGGCAGCCACCTTGGTGGGCTTGAGCACACCATAGTAGGCGGCGACCGCGATCACGAACGTGACCACAGCGGCACCGGCCGCGTTGGCCAGATCGAACGAGCCACCGTTGTTGAGTGTGTCGACGTACTCCTGACCGATGCCAGCGAGAATCGACAGGCCGGTGAGGGTGAGTGACTTGACGGCGTCTGATGTGCCCTCGGCCTTGGTGACCACGCCGACCAGCAGTGGGATGACCACGCTAACCAGGAGGGCCACGACCGAGATGCTGTCGAGGTTGAGTTCCATCGTGATGTTGCTCCTTGTGATTGGTCCCTATGACAAGGGGTTGCCATAGACATCCCGAAGGATACGCCTTTCTTTCGCCGGTTGCGCGAATCTGATGTAGTACGGCGTGTCCTTCGGGAGGTTCTTCTCCACGACGTCGTAGACTCGGGAGACCTTGGCGCGTCGTCCGTTGTACCAGTGTGATCGTGCCTGGAAGGGGGTGGCCGCGCTGCCTAGGGTGTTCTCTTCCCAGAGGTAGTCCGGCGTCTCGGAGGTGAAGAGAGACCCGTCGAAGTACTCGGTGGGGACGGACCCCTCCTGTACCTGCATGGCGTTGACACGGAGGCTGTCTCCGGAGACCATGGCCCCATCTAGGTACACCGCGAAGACTATCTGCGATCCTCCCGCGAGTGTGTTGGCCTCAAGGATGAACGGGCAGAAGACGCGCACCCACTGGTTGCCGTCGCCGTCCGTCTGAACGTAGTTCTCGTCGTAGAGGTTTTCGGTGAGCACCGTGCTGTAGTTGAACCCGGTGACCTCCGGCTCCCCGTTGTGCCTGACCACGCACGACACCTCGGCGTCAGAGTCTCGTAGCACCCAGGCGCTAGCGACGTAGGGGGTGTTGGGGAGGAGGCCGGAGATCATGGCAAACTCAGGTCCCTCGTACTTCACGTCCTCAGTGAGGACACCAGCAGTTCCAGTTCCGGTGGACGTGACGTCAATGCGGCAACTGGTGTCTCCATAGAGGTACACCAACTGATCCACTTCTTGGGAAGTGGTGACTCCGCCGTCTGCCTCTACAAACCAGCCGCGCATCCACCCATACCCGAACTCGTCGTAATAGGGCATCGGGTTCTTGACGTAGTTGATGGAGTCCGCGCGAAGGTTGATGATGACCCTGCGGGCCTCATCCCAGTCGGTAGGTGTGGGAGGGGTGTACCTAGTAAGTCGGATGTCATCGACGTACCAGACATCCCCCTCGACCCAGTGGCCGCCCTGGCAGATGGCAGTGACGGACGCCCACGCGGCTCCGGCTGGGGCTACTCCGGAGAATCGGTAGAAGCGGTACCAGGCGTCGTCTGGGACCGTGTAGTAGGTGGGTGTTGATGACGCCAACTCCACGAAGTCGGAGTCATAGAACCTGATCTGAACGTCGAATGCGTTGGTCAAAGGAACAGTCTGGAATCCACTCTTGATTCGGAGCGACCCGATGTACTCGACGCCCTCCTCCACCCGAGCCATACCTTCTTCAGGCACTGGGTGGAAGGAGGATACACCGGCAGTAGTCCCAGCGGTAACCTTCAGAACCCACTCCCCGTTGTAGGGAGTCACGTCAGTGTTGTTGCGCTCGACCGCGCCAGTTAGGTATCCCAGGTTCCACCAGTCCCCGTAGACCAACTCCTGCTCGAAGGCCGATGCGTTTCCGCTTAGAAGGTTTCGTGCGGGAGTCTGCTTCTCAAACTGGATGGCATCGAGTAGGTTGGCCTCGTCTGCTACCACTGAGGCCCACTTCGGTGAGGCGACACCGTACTCGGCGCGACGCCACAGCAACTCGTCTTCTACCGGGCCGGAGCCTCGTGAAAGGAAGTAGTCTCGCGGCCGCGTTGCGGTGGTGGATGTGCGAACCCAGTCCGCGTTGTCACCCACGTCGAAGGCAACGACACGAGTGATCGCGGCGTCATTGTCGCCGGATACCCACAGTCCGAAGTCATCGAGACGTCCGCTCGGTCCACCGTCGGCGAGCGCCGCGATCTCATCGGTTATCGCTGGGATGGTGTCAGTGAGGGTGAAGTCCACAAACACTGCCGGAGGAGTGATGGAGTCGTAGACAGACATGGAGTCGAATGATGCGAGCCACGTCTGTCCGGCGCTTCCGATTTTTCCGATAAGAACGTCTTCAGCGGCTAGGTTCTGCGCTCCCCACCCGACTACTGACTCGTCTGGAACCAGCCCATTGATGTTGGCGCCGAAGTACAGGTCAAGGGTGGTCCCCACGTTGCGCTCGTACTTCAGCACCCCACGGAACCATTCCTCCGCCGCCACCGTGTAGGTGCTTACGTGTCCCGACGAGGTTCCGTCGCAACTGATTGTTCCGTCATCCCTGATCTCAAGCACGGCGTCAACACCAGAGGGCACGTTGATCGTGACAAGACCAACCCACGATGTTGCGGGAGTAGGTAGGATTTCCGTCTTGAGGAGGATGTCAACTTCAACGATGTCCTGCGCGGTCGGCAGGCTGTAGTTCCTCCATGGGTACTCCTCGGGTCCGGACAGTGCTCGCTGACCGGAGTACCCGCCAGCCTCCAGGGTGAACGTCCCGCTTCCGGACGCGTCAAAGATGGTGTTGGTGTTGTTGATGTTTGCACCAACAGTCCCACCCTCGAAGTCCTCAAATGCTACGAGCGCCATGTCAGACCACCGTCTCGAAGATGCCGTGTTCAGCGTACGTGTTGTTGAATGCGTCAGTCGTTGTTGCGAGTGTGGTCAACTCCCACGCCTTGGTCGTAGGCGATGTTACTGGGCCTTCGACCAGGGGTAGGTACTTGGACACCGTGATGTCGTTACCGATCGCGCTGACCACGAGTCGCTCGTTGTTCTCCAGCGCGGTCCATGAGGCGACGACGGTGTCCACTCCGACCTCCCGCTTGATCAGTTGCGAGCGGCTTGCCATCCAGCAGTCGTCGGATGTGTTGGACCGGAAGATGATGCCGTGGCTTCGCCCCACGATGGGGGTGGACTTGAAGGTGATCCCGCCGACGAAGTCTGGGTCCGTCCATGAGGTGTCGGCGGTCCAGTAGATCCCTGGGACACCAGCAACTACGGCCTCATCCAGGGCTGCTGTTCCTTGGTAGCCGAACCACACGTCGCCGTTGGCCAGCCACGGGATGGTCGAGCCGTCGTTGACGCCGAGCAATCGGTCGCCTGGATCATCGAACCCGTCGTAGGACGCGAGCGTGGTGGGCTGTCCTGTCTGAGCGATGAGGTTCCCATACTGGTCGTACCACTCGATGGTGGTACTGAAGTCGGTTGACGTGTTCACGGCCTTGCTGTAGGCGGACGCGGTGAATGTGTTGTAGTCGTCCAGTCCGGAGAACCGCCAGAACTCGTTGGACACACCTACCCCGGAGGGAGCGTCACCAAGCACGTCACCCTGGCAGACGTAGAGGTTGCTCTCGTAGAGGACGACATCTCCGTACTGGTACTGCGCGCGCGGGTTCCAGATGGGGAGGTTCTCGAACGGAACTCCTCCGAGGGCTACCTGACCTCGGTCTATCGCCGCCTCTTCTACTCTCTTCGCTACGTGGTGGACACCGATGCTTCCTGTGGGGTTGCCTGTCTCGTTCGTCACCACCAGCACGTTGCGGGTATTGTCACCGAGGTCTAGTGGTCCTTCAGTTCCGACGCGCAAGGTGAGACTGTCTTGGGTCGGCGTGATCCCTACGTCGTAAGACGTCTCTTCCCATGTGCTGAAACTGCTGGAGCCCTGCGTCTTCCACGCCAAGATGGTTGGGCTGACGGGGCTCCAGTAGGTGACGTTGTCGACGGTGATCTTCTTCGCGGGCGTGGCGAAGATGTACTCGTAGTAGGCCTCGGTGTTGGGGTCGTAGACGATGTCACCTGTGTCGTAGTAGACCTTCCTCTTCCAGTTGCCCAGGAAGGGTTCGCCGAGCGTGTTGCTTACCGGGTCCCACGCGAGTGGGCTAACGGATGGCCGCTCGTTCAGAGTCCCGGCGAGCGAGATGTAGAGGGTTGCACTCTCACGAACCAGGTAGTCAATCGGGTAGTTCCGGTTGGCGTCCCAGTCATCCCAGCCCGGACTAGAGAACGTAGCCTGGTCGTTGTTGAGCATGAGGTTCGCGCCGTACTCGACGTCGATGTCCCAGCCGGTGGTCGCGTTGACTGCGTTTCGGAGTCCCAGTTCCGAGCCCTTCTGCCGGTACTGGTAGGAGGCGGTGCTGACGCGTAGCCGCTGAAGGCGTGGCTCAAGGGATGGCTCGGGGTCGATCCCCAACTGCTGCCCGAGTGCGGCCAGGCTGAGTAGATCCACGACACCGGAGTCGTTGGCGCTGAGGAGCACCTCGTACTCGGTGCGGATCAGGTTTAGGTGGAACGAGAAGATGTCGTTGAACGTGCGGAGCGGAGTGTTCTCGAAGTCGCCGTCCGGGTCGGTGATCTCGTTCATCGGCGCCTTGTAGACGCGGGGGATCAGGGCGTAGGAGTAGTCGCCGTATCCGAAGTCCGCTACCGCCAGAACGCTGATGGCTCCCGACAGGTACCAGGAGCCCCCGACCTCCACGAAGATGGAGTAGTAGTAGAAGCGGCCCTCTTCGAGGTCAGAGTCCTGGTACCCCCAGATACCTACGCTGAGTGGACCGGCGTCCTCTTGAAGGACAACGCCGTCGTCGTAGCGGTGAGCCCAACCCAACTTGTTCCGAACGAGACGGATACCCGTGTACGTCTGGTCGGTCGGAGGGACTGCGCTGATGAGGACGGAGCCGATGCCGTTCTGGAACGCGAGCAGCGAAGTGACGAGCAGTGTTGACGATCCGACGACGGGTGCGCCACCACCTTGCGACACACCAGAAGCCAGGCCCCCATACTTGGAGAGCCCGTAGTAGTCAATGCCGTAGGTTGACATCAGGCAGCCTGGTAGACCAATGTTCCGGCCAGTACGTCTGACGTCCCCCAGGTGAACGGAGTCTGGTAGTCGATGTTCGACTCCACCATTCCGATGGCCCGCCACTTGAGGGTCTTGTCACCTGATGAGTTCGAGCCGTCCATCTTCGTGAGGTCACCGTCGAAGTCTGTGGTGCCCACAGAAGACCACTGCGAGTTGAAGCCGGTCTGACCAGCACTTGTTGATACCACGGGCGCGGCCTTGTACGTCTTGCCGAAGGAGATGTTGTTCTTCCCCTTCGTGTTGTCGCTAGTGAAGGTGATCGTCTCCTGCCCCGACGTGATCGTCAGTGTTTGTCCCATGGACGCGGTGAAGTATGTTCCGTTGGTGGCATACGGCATCGCGGCGTAGGACTGGGAGCCGCTGGCGTCACGGGCGATGAGGGCGCCCACCGAGGAGCCGACGTGTTCGGTGTGTGGGTTCACCGGGTAGGTGAACCGCCAGTTGCCGGTTCCCTTGGTGGTATTGGGGCCGAGCGTCAGTCGGAACCTGGCGACGATGAGATCCCCGATGCTGGTGTACGCACCGACCAGTTCTCCGTCGCCTAGGGTTGGATTGGTTCCTGAGGACGTCCATGTTGGCGTCCACGATGTCCAGGCTCCATCGATCGCGTTGAGCCGATCCTTGACGGACGCGTAGCCCCCAGCGGGTAGCGTTCCGAGTGCGGCCTCGATGGCCACCACCTCATACTGGAGGTCGTTGACGTGAGCCGCGACGATGTCCTGCGTGAAGTCAACCTTCGGCAGGAACCCCACCACCTTGCTCGGATAACTGGCTGCCATGTCTCTCCCTTAGCCGATTCCGCCGGATGCGTCGAACTCGAAGGTGCCTGCGATGGGGATCTCCCAGTCTTGGCACTCAATGTCTGCGGTACCTGTCTGTGCGGCATCATCCCGGGCGAGCATGAGCACGTTGGTGTACTGCACCCCCTCGACGGAGGAGATCACTCGGTAGATGTCGGACAGCGAGATGCGCTGCCCGATCTCAGTGTTGTCGACGGTGAAGAAGTCGAGCAGCGCCTGCTCTACGGCTGCCTGGACGACGGAGCGAACGTACCGATCGTCTACACCAATGATCGTCTCGTCTCCCCCGGTGGCCCCGATGTTCACCGGAACGGTGCCCACGTTGGCAACAGTGACGGTGGTTCCCGCCATGGCACGCTCGGAGAGGTACTCCTCCACGGTGTCCTTGAGCCCGATGCTGGCGGCCGTTCCGTTGGTTCCGAGGATGTAGACCGTGACGGAGGTGAACGATGTTGAGATGGCCTTTGCCTTGCCCACGGAGGAGATGGCCAGGGACAGGTCGGCGTAGTCTTGCAGCGTCACCGCGCGTTGCTGCGTCCGGTACGCGAGGGGAGCGTTCGTTCGGATCTGCTCGTTGGTCTCCTCTACCGTTCCACCGTCCATCTCGGTCGAGGAGAGGATCTCCAGGCTTCCGGACTCGCCGCCGAAGGTAGTGATCGAGTTAGCCGAGACGTTGCCCTCGGTTCCTCCGCCGATTCTGTAGGCCGCCCACACGGTGTGTCCGGTCGGAGGAAGGACCCCGTTGACTCCGTCGCCAAGGGTGATCGTGATGATCCCCTTGTCGTCCTTGCGGTACTCGTATCCTTTGTCCTGCGGACCGGCGTCGATGATGAATGGGTAGCGGAAGTACTCATCGATGTCGTCACCGATGAGGGTGGTGGTGTCCACGAACACCCGGAGGCTTCCGTCGATGACGGGGCACTCTGGGATGGTGAACTCCTGGTCGATCGAGCCGTCGATCTCACCGATGCTGGTAACGAGAACGGTGGTCCCGTTGACCGTGAAGGTGTCGGTGCCTTTGGTCTCGCCCTCGGTAACTGCGAGAGCAACAGCGCCAGCAGCGGGGACGATGGTCTCTGCATCCACCTCGAAGATTACTGGGGAGTCGAGGTCGACAACGTAGTCGGTGAGGAACTGGAAGCCTTCCGGTACGGTGAAGTCAACCACGTCGTTGTTCTGGACCGTGACGGTGCCGGTGGCCGCCGCGCGGTTTCCGGGGATGTATCCGAGCAACTCGGCGATGTTGAGAATCGACTGCCGCTGCGTGGCCGTGCCTAGGTACGCCTCGTTGGCCGCGCGATCCCCGTAGTAGGAGAGGATGTCCCCCATGTACGAGAACAACTCGACCATCATGACGCCGAAGTCGGCTAGCGAACCCGGCTGCCACTCCGGGTAGGTCTGCTGCGCGTACTCCAGCATCGAGTAGCGGAATCCGTCGTAGTCCTTCGACGTGTAGTCAACGATGATGCTAGCCATCAGCCAACCACCGTCTCAGTCACTTCTCCGCCGACCTCGATGATCGCGGTGTTGAGTCCTTGGGAAAGTTCAATGGGAGTATCCGGGGCCTCAGTGCGCTGGAAGTCTACCTCTACCGCAACCATTCGGTCTCCGTCCGCGTTCCACGTCGGGTTCACCACCCGAACCTCTACCCCAGGCTCGTACTCCGCGACCTTGTCCCGAACCATCTCCTCCAGTTCACCCTGTGCCGGGTCCTCCGGCTCGAACAAGAGGGTCGACAGGGGGACGCCGTAGGACATCCGGTTGACTCGCTCCCCCGGCTGCGTCGACACCAGGGTTCGGATTCGCTTGCTGATCTGGATGTCTGGGTCCGTGTCCACAGCGACGCGTCCGCCCGGGGCAAGGGCGAACGGTACTGCGGGCTGGATAGTCATGGTCTTATCATCCCAGGGAATCGATTTTTACTGGTTCAGGACAGAGTAGGACGCGAACTGCTCATCGTTGACCAGTTCATCGGGCTTGACCTGGGTGGCGTCGATGCCCACCACGAGGTCGCGCTTCTGGATCTGGCCGAGCACCTCGATGCGGGTGACGCGGAAGACCCGGCCGTCGTAGACGAACCGGTCCTTCAGGTACAGGTGGTGCTCGATGTCCATCTTGGTCAGGCCGGAGTTCACGAACTGCTGGTACCCGGCCGTGATGTGGATGCCGTCGTTGTAGTAGAAGCCGGTGTCCGTGTCCTGGTTCAGCCCCTCCTCGCGGGTTACGTGGATCGTGGGGATTCGGTAGGGGCCGTCATAGACCCGCCCGACCCCGTCGCCCTCGTCGTAGATGTCGTGCATGACTGAGTCGTCGGTGTTGAACCGGTAGTAGAGGATCTCGTCGCCGACCTGCCGGATGTGTCCCTCGATGGCGTCGTGGATCTCGTTGGTCTCGTAGTCCGAGTGGAACCGGCCACGCTTGTGGTCGAGGCGCCCCATGCCGGGTCAGATCCCCGTGACAGTTACGGCCAGGTTGGCGCTGGAGGTCAGCGAGATCCCGTTGTCGTCCGCGTCGATGTCGTAAGAGGTGGCTCCGGCCAGGAGGGTCTCAGCAGGGTAGGCGGTCTCGAAGGGGAAGCCGTTGGCGTCCAGTGGGAACACCAAGGTGCGCTGTCCGCTTAGGTTGACGAAGGCCGACTCTCCGGCCGACAGCACGGTTCCACCTACCGTGATGGTCCCGCTGGCATCGTCGTGAGACACCAGAGCCTGCCCATGCCACTCGGAGAAGTTGACGCGGTCTCCGTTGGCACTGTCTGTGGTTCCGCTCCACAGGCTCGCTACCGCGTGAATGGTCTCTGCCATGTCGTCTCTTCCTTACCACCAGCCGCCGATGGCCTGGCTTGGAATGCCAGACTCATCGTCGTTCCGGTGATCGATGGGCGGCAGGAGCCGCTCTGGGTAACCGTTCTCGTCGTACTCGCGCGGCTTGAAGACCGGCACGAGACGGTTGTTGGTCCGGCTGATCCGGCGGAGGGTGCTGATCTCGATGCGCCCGAGCCCGACGTTCAACTGCTCACACAGGGTCCGGTACTTCTCAGTGAGCAAGTCGATCTGCTGAAGGATCTGACGGTACCGCTGCGAGCGGGCCACGAAGGTGCCCTCGGCGGTCTGAACGTCCACGTCGGTGGACGCGTCGGTCGACAGAGCCCATAGGACCTCGACCGTGCAGAGCAGGGCGACGAGGAACTCCTCGATCTCCGGCAGGGTTCCGACGGAGATGGGCTGCTCATCGAACCGGATGAAGCCACGGGTGTCTCGGTAGCGGGTAGCGACGGTACGGCCGCTCGTGTGTTGGAGCAGCGCGTCGTTCACATACTCGGCTAGTTCACTGTCACTGAACAGGCTCGCGGCTGAACCAGTCATGAGGATCACGTTGCCCTCGGGCAGCGGCGGGTCGAGTGTGAGCCAGCCGTTGTCGGTGTCGAGGGTGAAGTCGGTGTCGAGGGTCAAGGTGGTCAAGGTCGCCGGAGGGGTGAGCGACTTTACCACCAGGCCGTCGGTGGAGATGAGGTTGACGGGGAGGTCGTGGAGCACGGTGATCCCGTCGCTGATGATCTGGTGCTCGAAGGGCTCCAGCGGGTCCCCAATCTCGCGCCGAACTCGGGCGATGAGGGAAGCAGTGGTCGCCATGTCAGACCTCCTGCCGTAGGACCAGGTCTCCTGCGAGGTAACGCACGTACTCGTCCTGGGCCACTGTCACCTCGGCCGGGGCGGTCCACACGTACTGAACCGTCCCGCCAGTTCCCGAGGCGGAGGTGACCAGCGCGACATGGGTGACGCCCTCGGCCAGGCCGGTCACGTCGGGGAAGGGGCCGATCTGTACGTCGGCATCGTTCTCGGTGAAGGCATCGACCAGCACCCAGACTGGGGCGGCCCAAGTCACCTCGGACCGGGCGTACCCGGTGGCCGTGGGTTCAAGGGCCGCCACGTCTGCGACAGCGGCATCGACACCAGGGTCGCCGGTCATGAGAGCAAGGTAGGTCGAGAACGAGCCGCGACCTGTTACCGCGTCGAGAGTGTCCGACGCCCTGCTTTGGGGAAGCCCCATGAACGGTCC